TACCGTTCTATCATCACCCATTCGCGCAATATCCGCAGTAATGAACTTGTCATTATTTGACTTGTCATTATTTGGCAAACGAAAACATCGAAGCAAATCATCGTATTCATATAGGCGGTCTTTTGTTTCATCATAATCCCAATCCCCTTCTAACAACCTTTTGCGGTCAATGATTGGCAGCATTTGCAACGATTCTAAATACACTTCTGAAACGTGGGGGTTATCGGTTGGCAATGCCTGTATAAATCGCCTATCTTTTCTAATCGTGCCATTCCTTTGAGCATCAAAGAACTCATTGTATAACCAACCTTTGTGTGGGTTACAGGTCATGAGTAGTTTGGGTTTGTCATTGATTAGCTTATAACGCAATCGAGAGGAAAGGATGTCAATACATTTTTGGCTTACTTCCCCTGCTTCATCTACGAAGGCATCTGTTAATTCAATCGAACCGAATCTTTGAAATTCGGGATCACTTGGTAAGTCGGCTAAATCCATCAATATAATTTGACTGCCATTGTAGAACTTAACAACGTGGTCTTGGCCGTTATACGTCCAATGCTTATCAGGATTCAATCCATACATGGAACACAATTCGAAGAAGGTTGCCATAGTAGATAGGCGCAGTTTTTTAAGTTCAGACCTTCCGATTAAACCGCGTGTACCTGGATATTTCAATCTCCTTTTAATTTGCCAATCACAACCAAGAAATGACTTTCCACTACCAGCACTTCCACCATATAACAACTGCCTACAATAGTTGTCGATGGATAGCTGTTCGAGTGCTTCAATTTGTTTCGCGTGGTATTGCATTAAAATAATTCTAATTGTGATTTAATTGGATTAGATTTTTTATAGTCAATCTTATTGTTTTTTAAAAAAACGCCACTAATTATATCATTTATTTCAAAATATATTTTTTTATTAGGTCCTGAATGCCATGCATATATTTTATCATCTTGTATATTTTTTAATTTATAAGTAATAATTGAATTACTAAATTTACCATTATATGGCCCTATTTTATTAATAATTTTAAACATAATTAATTATTCATTTATTTTTTATAAAACTACCATTTACCATTTTGCCATTTCTTTTAGATATAACATTATATGCTGAATTAATGCATTCTTCTATTGGTATATTATTAAAATATGCTATTGATGTTAAAACAACAACACAATCACCGATAGCATCTATAATTTCGTCATTATCATTATTAATAATAGCTTTAGCCAATTCTCCTGCTTCTTCTTGTAATTTTATATATTGAGTTTTGATATCTCCTTTTTCATAGATACCTTTTTGTTTTGCCCAATCTCTAATTAATTGAAATTCATTTGATAGTTTCATGATTATTATTTATTTAATTACATTTACAATTATTCTTTCATTACATTTATATTCACTTATTTTTAATTCATCAGCTTTAAAATTAGAAAATGTACTTGCATTTAATAATTTTGGTAATTCATTTTTTTTTCGTTCGGTATATACTAATGCAGCATCTATATGCTCTTCATATATATGAGCATTTGAGGCATTAATAATAACTTCATTTGCAATTAAATTTAATTCATTTGCAAAGCTCGCAAGAATAGAACTATACATTACTACATCATACGGGAGCCCAATGAATAAATCTAAGCTCCGCATAGATACAACAATATCTACTATATCATTTGCAATAACAAATTGAAAACTATAATGACATGGCGGAAGAGCCATTTTATGTAAATCAGAAGGATTCCACATTGAACATAATAATCGTCTACTATGTTTATTTATTTTAACTTCATTTATTATATATTCAATTTGATTAATACCATTAAAACTTAATAATTGATGACCATATACAGGGCCTAAATCACCATTTTTATCTGCCCATTGATCCCATATTTTTACACCGCGTGAATTTAGCCATTGAATATTTGTAAGTCCATTTAGCATCCATTCTGTTTCTATAAAGCACGATTTAGGAAAAATTTTTTTGCCGGTTACAATTGGAAATCCTTCATTTAAATTTGCTCTTATTTGAGCTGCTGTAATTTGTTTTATTTTACCATTACGGCTAATTACTTCTTTGCCATGCTTTAAGCAATAATTGATAATAAATGAATATTGTTTTTCGTAGTTATTCATTTTATTTATTTATTTAAATAATCATTAAGCGATCCTATATAAGCCACTGCATCTAATAAATTATCTTCTTTATGCATATTTGATTGTCTTGCTAATTTTAAAGCAATTAAAACATTGTAGCAGTCATTAACTGATATTTCTTTAGCAGACATTATTGAAGCTAATTTGGCTGTTTTTTCCATTGATAAATGAAAATCACCGTATGTTCTTTCTTTTTCTTCGGATCTAAGATTAACAATTTCATTTGCTTTTTGTAAAATATTCATAGTTTTTCAATTATTCGTTGTTGCAAAATCGTGCTATCCATAATATCCGCGTATAACCTACGCATCAATTCCTTTTGAACTGATTGATTAAACGACTTCTTTTGATCTGGTGTTAACCGTTGAATCTTTGTTTTCGATAAATTCATTTCTTCAATCACTTGATAACGCGCCCCGAATTTCATTTGTTTCCATTGGTCATCAGTCCAACAGTCATCATTGATGGCTTCGAGTTGGTAAAATTTAGAAATGAAGTTAGGCGCGAGAATCATTACCGCTGTGCGTTGATTATTTTTCCAGCGTTCAATATCGGTAGTAAACATTTGCTTCCAATCGATTGGCTCATGATATTCAGCAATGGGTGTTTCCATCTTCGTCTTCTTTTTTTCAAGTGCGATGTTTAATTGATTGCGGACGTTGCAATAGTTTTTAAGAACATCGGATTGGAACTGGATAGTTATCATACCAAAGTGTTCAACGCGCGTAAATTCAACTCCATTCGCGTTCATTTCAAACGCTAACGCATATTCGCCTATGGTCATATAGGGATGGTAATGTATCGCGTTACTAAATAACATTTGCGTTTCTTCACTCGATGGCAGTTGTTTGATTCCTGTAATAACAATAGTTCGAGCGATTAACGTTTTAAAAATTGCTAATGTAATATCGCATAATCTCGCTTGTTCCTTTGCTTCGAGATATGCGCGTTCATTCGGAGTCAATCCACTCTTGTAATTGAGTCCTTTGTATTCGACCAAGTTTATCATTGTTGTTTATTTTTTTAGTTATGAATTCGTTTAACTTCCATGCTGATCTCATCGCTGCTTTCCAATCCTTCATCTTCTTTTTTCCATAATACCAGTTCGTGTTAGTATAGTGGCTTATGAAAATGTCCGCGAAATTTAATGCATCTTCGGTTTCTGCGGATGGCATTCGCTCAAGAAAGTATTCAGCGACTTCCTCATTAGATGGCGGTTGGAATTGGATTCGATTTTCTTTTGTTAGTTGCTGTTTTAAATCTTCGAGCAGTTCGCGCAATTCGCGCACCTCTTTCAAGATTGTCGTTAGTTCGTTCATATTTCCATTTATTTGTAGTTAGTAGGTCATCAAATGTATAAATTTTTTTACTATTGAGCAACTCAATAATTTGATTTACTTTCTTTTTAAATCGTGGATCGGTAGCGATTAGCGATTCAAAAGTTTTCATGGCGTGTATAATCGTCGCATGGTTGCGGCTAATATGTCGCGCAATCTTCATGAGTGTCCAGGTTGTACCTTTGCGCACAAAAGTTAAATAGATTATCCGAGCATCGTTAAACTCTCTTTTTCTGCATTTGCTGAAAATGTCCGCGCCACTTACATGACACACTTCACTTACTGCGTTTAATATTTCGGTGGTTAGTTCCGTTCCATCCGGAATGGATACGAGTTCGCTATCGTATTTGATTAACTCGTTTAAGGTTGATACGTTTCGATGCATAATTAGTTCGTGTAATAAATCAAATGATATCGGTGATTGGATTAAGTTAGTTTTTAAGCGGTTGTAAATTTGAATCAATTCGTTATTCATCGCCTTCGTTTTTAATGGTTAGTTGGCTACTATTTATTGCCATCTGCACGATTATTTTAACATCAATTTTTAGTTCATCGGATATCTTTTGAATGTCCATTAAACGCATATAGACTGGATAGTTAACATATCGCCATGCAGTAGGGTAACTCACCCCGATAACGCGCCCAAATTTGAGCGTGTTACCGAAGTTAGTTTTGATTAAGTTTTGAAAATCTGTTTTCATTCTTTCGTTAATTGTAAAGTGGTTATCCATTCGTTAGGTATTCAGAAAGGAAGGTCATTATTTGCATCGATCTTCTTATCATTTAACGCATTATCAACTGCATCTTGGTTTGCCTGTTGTCCTGTCGTTAAATAATGTTCAAAGTACAAGGCATAGTTAATGTATTTCGATGGCTGCTCACCTGCACCAATGGCATCCACAGCAGCTTTTAAAGCAACAGCGCGAGCAATTTCGGTTTTATCCTGCGGTGACTTTTGATATGATCCACCATTAAATGATTTAGTAGGAGCGCCAGCTTCACCAATGAATTTAATGGTTGGCGTTTTACCATTACCACCAATCTCATATTGGTATTCATTACCAATTTTAAAGCGGCATTCACCTTTTGCATAGTTGTTACCAGTGTCGCCATTTTCGAATACGATTTCAAATACTTTCATGTCCTTGAAATCACCGTTACCCTGAACGGATTTTACTTTACTTGTTTTCATAATTTTTAATTTATGGTTATGTGAATTAATTTCTATTTGAAT